AATGACAAGACATTCGGACAGAGAGAAGCCGCCACTATCGTGGGCGGACGAGGAAGGTTGTTCAGACTGGTAGGTTCTGGTGCCATACGTGCCGAAAAGAAACCTGCCGACAGGCAGAACGGAAGATGGTACTGCAACGCCTTTGATGTACTGAAACACGCCGCGCTCAAATAGATTATTTGAATTTCAAATAGTTATATAAAGTTAAGATACTGATTTTTAAAGTTTTACAATTTTGCACCCAAAGTAAAAATAGTTAACTTTATATCACTATAAGAAACTAATAAACAATAAGTTATGAAAGTATTATATCTCATTTGGTTTGCTCTGGCAGCTATCGTACATGGTACAATAGACAATCTTGACACCGCATTCTGGGTATCAATATCCGCATTCGTGGTATTATCTCTCATACTTGCCGTGAGAATTGACAGAAAAAATAATCTTAAAAACATATATAATGATGAGAACAGACAATGAGTTGCAGCAGATGAGCCATGATGAGCTTATTGAACAGGTGAAAGGATTGCAGTTCCAGCTTGCCGGTATGGAGCTGGCTGAGAAAGAGAACGCAAGGATGAGGGAGATTCTCTCCGCTATCGGCATTATTTATGAATCCTATAAGACGGACTGTCATGAATGAGGAACTTGCACGGCTGGAAGCCGAACTTGAGAAAGTGAAAGGGTGCGGGTTGGAATATCTGCCTGAATACGGTTTCTCTTCCAAAAAGGAAATCATGCAGCTTATACAGGAGGATATAAACGAATTACGCTCGGAGATGGAATGCATTCAAAAGGATTACGCTACTGACGAACTTGAAGAAGAGCGCACTAGGTTGTGCATCCTTCAGGGAATACCAAGATATTGTTGAACTTTAAAATATTCAAGAGTGATGGAAGAAAACAATCAAGTTACAGAATTACAGATTATTCAGGCCAAACAAGCGGCCGAGTTTGCAATGACACCGGTAGGGCAAACCGTGAAACAGTTTGAGGTCATGCAGCGCATGGCCAACATGTACACAACAAGCACAATTGTTCCGGATACGTACAAGGGAAATGTGGGAAACTGCGTGATTGCGCTGGATATGGCCATGCGTATGGGGTGTAATCCGCTTATGTGTATGCAGAATCTTTATATCGTGCATGGCAACCCTGCTTTCAGCAGCAAGTTCCTGATTGCCACTATTAACGCAAGTGGCCGTTTCTCCCCACTCCGTTATGAGTTTAAGGGAGAAGAAGGTACGCCGGAGTACGGATGCCGCTGCATTGCTTATGAATCGTCCGACAAAGACCACAAGGAACCGCTTCATGGTGACTGGATCACCATGGGGATGGCTGAAAAGGAAGGCTGGACCAAGAAGAACGGTTCCAAATGGCAATCAATGCCAAGCCAGATGCTCCGTTATCGTGCAGCCGCTTTCTGGCAGCGTGTTTATTGCCCGGAAATCTCAATGGGACTTATCACCAAAGAGGAGGCAGATGACATTCAGGATGCCGAATATGAGGAAATTATTGATAAATCAGCAAAAAGCAACAAACTTGCCGAAATCGCTGCAAAAGCCGCAGGAGTCAAGGATCAACCCCGCCCGGAACAACCGACAGATCAAACTCAAGACTACGCAAATAATAAACCTACTCGAAAATCATTGTTATAATGGAAATACAACATTCTATAGAATGGTTCCGTAAGCGGCTCGGTAACTTCACCGGGTCGCAAATCGGACTCCTAATGAAGAAAGGGAGAAGTGATTATTTTTCCGATACTGCCAAAACTTATATTTATCAAGTTGCATCAGAGAGGGATATGAATCCTGAAATTATCAATGATGATGTCGAGTTTGAGAAATATCTGCATCAGGTCTGTGTCAACACCAAGGCGATGCAATGGGGTACTGATCAGGAAGAAAATGCCAGAGAGCTGTATGAACGTCTGACAGGAAGACATATAGTTGAGACAGGATCATGCAAACACCCTGCCATAGAACATTTCGCAAGCAGTCCTGACGGTTATTATTACGATGAAGAAACCGGTGAAAAAGGCTGTCTGGAAATCAAATGCCCTATTCAAAGCACTTTCATGAAGTATAAAAGTGAAATACACAACAATGCGTCGCTGCTTGATGTCAAGTTCGAGTATTTCTACCAGTGCATGGCCCATATGATGTGCACAGGTGCGCAATGGACTGATTTTGTTATTTACAACCCTTTCCAGAGCAATCCTATTCATATAGTAAGGATATTGCCGGATGAAGCGGTGTTTGCCGAAATGGAGAAGCGCATTCGTGTGGCTGATGATATTGTCAAAGAACTGATTGAAGCGGAATGACGGGACAACTATTGATAAAAGAAACCCAGTTGCAACGTATCATACGTAAAACTGGAAGAAAACCATGCGAATGCAAATGCTCGTTATGCAGGATGCAATGTCACACACCATGTCTGGGTACTCCTCAGGATATAGAGAGGCTCATAGATGCCGGATATGCCGACAGGCTGGCTCCCACTTTGTGGGGAGCCGGGATAATCATGGGCGTGATTGATATTCCCATCCCCATGATTCAAGCTGTTGCGGGTGACGAATACTGCATATTTTACCATAACGGACTATGTGAACTTCATGACAAGGGATTGAAGCCTACCGAAGGACGTTTGTCACATCATTCCACACGCCTTGATAATTTCAAGGCCTCTAAAAGTATATCTTGGAATGTCGCTAAAGAATGGCTTTCCGAAGAAAATGCAGAAGTTATTGAACGTGTAGCTGATAAATTTAGTAGAAACTAAAAACAATAGAGCGATGAATACAAGCTATAAAGAAAACACCCCTGACAACTTTTGGCAAATCAGATGGCTTGACAGGTATATGGAAGGTCACAACGGGTTCATTGCAGGCGGGTGTTTTAAAAACATCCTTTCCGGTGAACGTGTAAAAGATATAGATATATTCTTTGAAAGCAACGATGACTTCCAAGATGCAGTAGATTTATTCAATAGCGACGGCTATGTGAAAGATGGCTGGAAATTTAAATATCGTAATGAAAAGGTATGTGCCTTTCAGAAAGACGGTGAAAAAATATGGATTGAATTTATCGAATCTGAATTTGGTACGCCGGAGGAAATACTTAGGAGCTTTGATTTTACCGTTGCGAAAATGGCTTATTTCAAGCAACCTAAATACGACAATAGCGATGATGATATTCCTTTTTCATCAGAAAAAATAGTTGGCTATGAATACCGGCTACTCCATCATGAAAACTTTTTCGAGCATCTTCACATGAAAAGGCTGGTTATTGATGAAAATATTCCTTTCCCAATTAGCACATGGGAGCGTACATATCGGTATAAAGGATATGGTTACAACATGTGCCGGGAAACCAAGAAAAAACTTTTAGAAGCTATTCAGAAAACGAATTTAGATTCTGCCGATTTGTCTATGTACAATAATGGTGGATGGGACTAATAAAAATATGGAACAATGAATACACAGATAGCAATCCAGGAAAGCGATCTTGAACTGATCGTCAGTGAAAAGACGTTAGGTAGTCTTACTACCAACGCAAAGCAAATCAGAGATATGGTAAAAGCCGCTTTGCCAATGTATGATATCTCCAATTATAACGATGAGAATATCGATCAGGCAAAGAAAGACAAGGCAGCTTTAAACAAGGCGGCGAAAGCCCTCAATGCCAAACGTCTTGAAATTGAGAAAGAATTTATGAAACCTTTCGGGGAGTTCAAGGACGTTGTAACCGAAACCGTGAAACTTATCGGCGAGTGCTCTGCCAAGATTGACACGGTAGTCAAGCAAAACGAACAGCAATACAAGGATAGGAAGAAAGCCACTATCAAGACTTACTTTGATGGATTGAATGTCAACCTTGTAGACTTCAATAAGGTTTTCAAGTCTGAGTGGCTCAACAAATCCGCAAGCATGAAGTCTGTATGCAACGAAATTGATTCCATATTCTCCAAAGTCGAGAACGAACTTTCCACGCTGAAGGGGTTTGGTGAGGATTTCGATGTCCTTCATACTTATTATATGGATACGCTCAATATCGCATCCACCATCCAGTATGCCAACCGTCTGAAGGAGCAGCGTGAGCGTGCCAAAGCAGCAGAAGAAGCGCGTATCAAGGCAGAGCAGGAAAGAAAACAGGCGGAAGAAGCCTGTAAGTCCACTGAGCTACAACAACAGCAATCCCCACGTCCTACGAATCCGTTTGACAGGTTGAGTCAAGGATCGGGCATCCCATCCTCACCGGTCGGACAACCCAAAGAAACTTTCTCTCCTGCCCAACCCGAATTACTGACACGAGCTTTCAAGGTTATCACTACCCGTGAGAATATCATTGCTTTGGGTGATTTTATGAATGAACGAGGCATTGACTTTGACAAGATTGAAATCCCATGAAGAGAGATGAACCTGTGCAGGACAGACATGGAGAACATTATCCGCCTCCTTGACAAAAGTGCGGAACTGATAGACAAGTATTGCCGGAAACCCTGTGAGCAGGACAAGGCACGTCAATGCAGGAAAATGAGTAAGAAACTTAAAAACAGGATTAGCAATGAACACAATAACAGTTAGAACAGAAGTGGATGTTGATCTTGATGATTACGCAGATGAATTTCTTGAAACATTAAGCGATGATGAATTATTAAAAGAATTACAATCAAGAAAAGTGTCTGTATCAGAAGAAGCCCAAGTACCATTTCTCGGAAATATGAATAAGGAAAATGCCAAAAGATTCCTATGTACTCTTGTAGGACAAAGCTTTTGTGTGTCAAATGAACAACTTATCAATGCCATTAAAGAATACATTTAAAAAACAAAACAGACAATGAAAATTACAATCAACAAACCGACAAAATTTGAAGCGGTCTACTTAGAAGTGGATGCAGGTGTACGCTATTGGGAAGACGCAGAAGTAAACGGAGTGAGAGACATTGATTTGTGCGAGAGTAAAGGCATAGGTAACCCTCTTATGCCTTGTGCTGTACAAATAAAAGAAGAGGCTGATTACAATATATATTCAGATCATTATCGTTGGCGACCTATTATAGCAATTGAGACAGGACAAATAGTCAACTGGACGCAAGGAACAACTGCCAATGTTCACTATAAAGTGTGCGATGATTTTATATGTGATATTACTGATGAAGACCACATCGCCATTGCTTCTTATGACGGCTATGTACCTAAGATTATGTGTCCGGCAGATGAAGGATATGGCGACTACATCATTATGAATATTGACGAAAATGGATTTATTCAAGGATGGGAAAAAGAATTGATTAGTAGAATTATAAAAGAGTATGAGGATTAAATGAAAGCATTATTTAAAATGGACTTCGATTGCGGAAGAATGGGCAATCTTGAAGGAGTATTTATTGCAGACACAGAAGATGTTGTAGATACTAATTGAAAAGTGCGCCAATATTCCAGTTGAAAATTGCGCCACCATAGGATA